CTAAATCCTTAATAGCCCAAAAAGAAGCTGTAGGTAAATAGTAGTTTGTAGTATAAATTGAGGCAGTTTGAAATATAATGGGTGGGAATTGTGGTCTGCAATCTACTCTAAACTGTTGAACACTTTGGCTATAAAAGAATCCATCATTATTGATAATAGAGGCATATAGTTGAGAAGTATTAATAGTTGGGATAGTAGAAGATGTTACATAAGTAAAATCATTCCATTTAATCTCTAATACTGGTGGGTATATTGTATGAGTATCTACCGAATAGTATTGGAGTACAGGTTGAACTCCTTTTAATGGATTAAATTCAATATCATCTGTCCACTTTACTAAAAACCCATTATTAATAAATGAACTACCAGTAAATGACTGACTATTCCAACTATTTACAATAGTAGTAACATCTACATTTAAATCTTTATCGGAATGGTAATTAAAAGTTTGACTTGCAGAAGGTAAAACATACCAGTTACCTCCCCCTTCATTTGGGCTCACAAAATCAACCATCACATTAGGGTTAGAAGGACTAAAATCCCAAGTTTCACCACCAGCGAGAGTTCTCCAATACCAACTACATCCATCAGTAGAAATTGGTTGATCAAGATATTGACCGGTACCCATTCCCCAAGAACCAGAAACGGCATGTACTTTTAAAGTATAATCTGTGTTAATACTTTGAGCAGTAGCTATAAAACATTTAAAAGTAGCATTCCAAGCAGAATTACTTACATAAGTATCAAATACACTATCAATTTCGTCTTGATCAAATTGAACTAAATACCTTGCTACTTGAGCATTACTACTAATTGCTATATTTAAATTAGATACATCTAAGATTTCATCTAATCCCGTATTCATTTGAGGGAATAGAGAGTATAACGTAGCGTCTTGTTTAGGAAAAATTTTATATACTGCCATTATTTTATAGTGTTACTACTCTACCCTGAATATCAGTATTGAGATCTTTTACTTCAAAAATCATAGGATCGATTGAAGGGTAAACTACCCCATTAACTGTAGCTCCTGTTGTATCATATGCGTATTGAGAATATCCTAGAGCTGTTCCTACTTTATTTGATATGTTAATAGTTTTAACCGTTTGAACTCCTTCAATAGCATCTAAAAGAATATATAAATCTCTTAATACAATAGGTTCATTAATCTGCCAGTTTTTAATAGCAAAAAAGTCTTGTAAAGCTAAAATACATTTAGTAAGTACTTCATTTGAATTAAAGTTAGGCAGTACAATTATATCAAAATTAACTCCAATATTAATTATAAATGCATCTTTAATACTAATAGAATCATTTACCATTCTATATTGTGAAAGATAGGTAGATAAATTTTGTTTAAGAGCTACTGAAGCAGTTCTTAGTTTAGAGGTATTGTCAAAAGAAAGAACATATAAATCAAGTATAGAAGCAGCTGCTCCTGAGGCTACTGATTGTGCTTTCGTGGGCTCAATATATGCCTTAGCTATTACTCCGTATTTAGCTGGTAAAGAGAGTGCTCTAACTAAATAGTCATCTTGGGTTACGTTACGTAATTGTGTTGCAAAATTTGCTGAAGCATTTTGTCTTAGTTCTTCAGTTGAATCTCCATCTCCACCGCCATCAGCTGCTACTAAGTTATTAACTTCTAATGAGTTAAATACAGTATTAGCAATTGAAGCGTTTAAATTAGAGTTTATAAAAGTAGCGTTACCTGAACTAATAGTATTGATTGTATTAGCAGGAACATTAGCTCCAACTCCCCCTCCAGTCAAATATCTTACTGTTAAAGTAGTATTAGAGGGAGCAATTCCATAATTTCGGGTAAAAGTAAAATTAGAGGGTGAAAAAGCTGTTGTAAGTTTATCTATCTCAAATGGTAAACCTAAACCAACGTTATCTGGGTTAGGTAAAATTTCTTCATCTGTATCATTAGCAGTACCTGCTCCAAATTGCAATTGAAGGGTAGTGCTATCTAGAAAACGAGAAACAAATCTTCTTTGTACTTGTTTTAACTGTAAAAGATAGGGAGTATCACCCTGATATTGTGATAGATTAGGATCATTTACGTTAGTATTTTTAATTGAATCAAATACTGTATCTTGGGCTAAATAATCTACTTCATACCATATATTACCATCACTATCTACTATATCTAAAATACCTACAATATTAGGAGAAGAAATTTCAACCGTAGTAAATTGTTGGGGTAAACCAAAAGTAAAAGTTGTAGTATTAATAGTAGAAGAAATAGCTTTACGAGTTTTTCTTAATAAAAAATAATCTACCACAGTACCCCCACTTGAAACCTGATATACAGTAACCTCTGTTGGGTCACCTGAGGAAGAAACACTAAAGTCAACTGGGTCTTCTATTATAAAAGTAGTATTACTTGGGTCTGTAGAAGATACTGTTGTATTAGCTGGGATGAATAAAGTATAATTAAAATCGGGAGCATACGGGAAAGCTCCTACAGCTGGTACTTGTTGGTAAAATTCAAGATCAACTGTAGCAACTTGTGTTACGTTTGGTTTGTAACTAAACATATAAGCTAACTCATACAAATTATTAGTTTGGCGAGCATATTGTAAGTATGTTTCTTGGATTTGATTATCTAAATAAAAAGACATAACATCACCCACATAAGAGGCCATCTCCATAAACATCATACCAGGTGATGTTGGAGAAAAGTCATTATAGGTTGTGGGGAAATAAGTGCGAGCATAGTTAATTAAACTTGCTCTTAACTCGGTAAAATCCTTGTTTATATATTGTATATTACGTATTACGGCCATTAGTTAAATGCTATTTGAATTTCGTCGGATATAGCGGTATCTATAACATTGTAAGTTAAGGATACAGTTATAGTATTAAGGTCTGGGTCTTGAAATATGTCTAAACTAGCTACAAGCACATTAGGAAAATAACGTGACAACTGTGATTGAATATTTTCTTTGAGACCCTCTAAATTACCAGTAGTAATTTGTTCAAAAATAAATGCTCTTAAACCTGAACCAAATGTAGGAGTAAGATATCTTTCTGTAGGGTTAGTTAAAAAGAAATTTAATAAATTATTTCTAACAGCATCTTTTGTAGTATAGGTAGAATAAAAAACACCTGGAGCATCAAAAGGTATAGCTACACCAACAGCCGTTCCTGGCTTAGTATCAATTGGAAATATCTTTTGTGCTCCGAATGCCATTTTATTTCTTGCCCATTAAGCCCATAATCATGTCTAGACCGACATTACCCTCAGGTAATTTTGACCCATCTCCTGAAGTATTCATACCCGGGGTTATTTGTAGAGTATTAGCTGCTATATTTTGAGTAGTAAAGTTAAGAGTATCTTGTCCTCTTCTCATATCTCCCATAATACTTTCCATCATAGCTCTTTTATCAGCTGTGGATTTTTGTGGGACTTGTGTTGTAGGAGCGTCAACAGTTACAGGATGCATCTTATAAGCTTCCTGAATTGGTGCTTTAGGAGCACGAACTGCTTCCAAAAGGATATCTTTCAATTCCTCTTGGATAGCTTCTCTTACGGCTTCTTTAATAAATGATTTTAATTCGCTGGGTTTCATCTGTTATAAATATTGAAATTAAAAGGGTTTTAAATTATCTCTGTCAATTATTAGCTTAAGTTCATCGATTAATGTTTGTCTGTTTGTTGTAAACGATAAAGGGGTTTCTAATAGTGGAATACCCCCTTGATTTAAAGCTATAGCTTTTAAACGATTGACAGTGGGGCTAAAAGGTACTTCCTCTATTTGAAAACTAAATCCTTTATAAGACCCATCGTTTACGTCTGATTGGGTTTGACTATTAGCAGTTTGTACTATAATATCTGATAAGGAATCTAAAGTTAGATTGGGGCCACATAACTTAATTAAATCATCTAATTGACTTAAAGAGTTAACTATTTTGTTAATAATAGAAGTAACTACAGCTACGGGAATTGAGGTTGCATTAATGCTGCCTGAGTTTTTCTCTAATAAAGGTAAAATCTTATCGTCAATAGTTTCTAAATCATTTAATAATGCGGGTACTGCTCCGGGTATAAGAGGGACTATTTTAGCAGCAGCTGAGGTTACTAATTTAGCTGTTTCAACTGTAGATAAAATATTTTTTAAAATATTAGTAATATCTTGTAAACCCCCAATACTAAAATTTAGAGTATTTAATTTAGTTCCAATTGAGTTAAGTTGACCTACTATATTATTTCTAGTATCTAATAATCTTTGTAATTGATCAGGTGCGGGGCAAAATTGTTGTTTTAGTGCATCTATTTGTTCAGGTGAAGTAGCTGCTGCTTTTGCTGTTTCAAACTCACCAATAGCATATTCTTGAGCTAAAGATGTTAGTTTAGGTAAAATAAGTTTTATAGTTTGTTTACCTAGATTTAAGATACGTTGCCCAAATTTAGCTTTACCTTTAAGTTTCAATTCATCTGGGATACTTTGTTCAACTATAGTAGAATCAACTTGCTGCAATTGAGTGTTTTCTTGAGCTTGTTGTCTAGCAGCTGCTTCTTCTTGTCTAATTAAATCTAGTTCTAAAGGTCCCATTATACAGTTTTTACAGAATTAGACATTAAACCATTCAACTGAGTTAACAGATTAGTAATAGTAATATTAGTTAATGCTGCTTGAGTATTTGTAGGAGCTAATGGAACACCTGGGGGAACACCTACTTGAAGTGATAATATGTTAGTTAACGTCGCTAATTCTTGTAGTAGCGTCTGTAGTAGATTTATGGTAGACTGACCAAGTAAAACCGGTTCAGTAGCGTTTTTAGACCCAAGATATACTTCACCTGACTGTAAAACAGTAGGACCTGTTGTATCAAAATTAATAGATTCAACAGCATTTAAGTTAATAGATTTTATCGAACTTAAAAGTAAATGATCTTCGGTTGTGTTAAATACTAAACGACCTGAATTTAAAATTATTTGTTTTCCTGCGTATTCATTAGGTCTAGCTGGAGGATTACTAGTATAACTAAAATAATCGTTTATACTAGAGGCCTCTAAAGGTATTTTTTGGGTACTTGTAAAATATATAGAGGTATCATCGTTATTGATATCTTCTATAGTGGGGATCCACCCTTCATCTGTTTGGTTACCTTGCCCATTACGAATTATAGTAATTGGGTCTCCATTTTCTCCTGTTGAAGACCAAGTATTTGGGGTATTTTTTACTGTAGATCCTAATCTCATTGAATTACCCCACCTACCCTCTATAATTTTATCTCCCTCAAAAGGTAAAAGTGGATGTATATTGCCTCTTTCGACAAATGTCGCTCCTAAAAATATTTCAGTAGATTGATCAGTTACCCTTCTTACACTACCTAATTGTGTTTGAACGTAGTCTTTTTGTTGTTCT